ATGACACTAAATTTCTCCCTCGGAGAACAGCCGTCAAGCGATCTGCTGGCGGATGCAGAGCAATATTATGAATCCACGGTCTCGGACCTGCTGCGCACGATCAATGCGCTGAAGGCGGGCGAGTTTGAAGCCTCAAAGGCGGTGCCGCAGACGGTACGCGATTTGCGGCTGGCACTGGATTTGGTCCATAGTGAAAGGGGACGCGTTGAAAAACTTCGCAAACAAGTTGCCGGGGCTGTCGGAACCGGCACGCTCGATTTACACGCCGCACGCGATGAGATCGGGCGCCGATTGGCTTGCCTCCGCGACGCAAGCGCAGGTTGATGAGTTTCTCGATGGGCTGAGCGAGAATGCGTTGCTGGCGCTGCCGTGGATGTTTGAGTTCTGGGCGCTGCCGCATCAACTGCCACCTGCGGGGGCGTGGAAAACTTGGGTGATCATGGGTGGTCGCGGGGCGGGGAAGACCCGGGCCGGGTCGGAATGGGTCAGGGCCGAAGTTGAGGGCGCAGGGTCAATGGATGCGGGGCGTTCGCGGCGCGTGGCACTGGTGGGCGAGACGGTGGATCAGGTGATTGCGGTGATGATTGAGGGAGAGAGCGGGATTTTGGCCTGCTCGCCCCCTGATCGCAGGCCGGAATGGCAGGCGACCAAGAAGCAGTTGCTTTGGCCAAATGGCGCGATCGCGCAGGTGTTTTCGGCGCATGAGCCGGACAGTCTGCGCGGGCCACAGTTTGATGCGGCTTGGGTCGATGAATTGGCGAAATGGCCGAAAGCCGAGCAGGCCTGGGATCAGTTGCAGTTTGGTTTGCGGCTGGGCGAGAACCCGCGACAGGTGGTGACGACGACGCCGCAAAATGTAGGCGTGTTGAAGGACATCCTGAAAAACCCCTCAACCGTGATGACGCATGCGCCGACTGAGGCGAACCGGGCCTATCTGGCGGCCTCGTTCTTGCAGGAGGTGCGGACGCGTTATGCGGGGACCACGAAAGGCGCGCAGGAGTTGGATGGGCTGTTGATCGAGGACGCCGAGGGGGCGTTGTGGACGACGGCGATGCTGGAGGCGGGGCGGATCACCGAAGTGCCGCGTTTGCAGCGGATCGTGGTGGCGGTGGACCCGCCAGTGACGGGGCATGGTCGGTCTGATGAATGCGGGATCGTGGTGGTGGGGGCGATCACCGAGGGGCCGACGCAGAATTGGCAGGCGGTGGTTTTGGCGGATTGTTCGGTGAAAGGCGCCTCGCCGGATCAATGGGCGCGGGCGGCGATTGCGGCGATGGATCGGTTTGGCGCGGATCGGTTGGTGGCCGAGGTCAATCAGGGTGGCGATCTGGTGGAGGGGGTGATCCGGCAGATTGATCCGCTGGTGCCGTATCGGGCGGTGCGGGCCAGCAAGGGCAAGATGGCACGGGCGGAGCCTGTGTCGGCTTTGTACGAGCAGGGCCGGGTGTCGCATGTGCGCGGGCTGGCGGCTCTGGAAGCGCAGATGTTGCAAATGACGCGGCATGGTTACGTCGGCAAAGGCTCACCGGACCGAGTGGATGCGTTGGTTTGGGCATTGACGGATTTGATTGTGGAGCCAGCCGAGACCTATCGGCGGCCGCAGGTGCGCGGGATTTAGGCGTTGCGTGCGGTTCGGGCCAGCGCGCGGTGGGTTGGGGTTAATTAAACCTTTCCGCTTTAGAACTGCCTTCAGACAAGCGCGGTCCTGAAAAGTAGGGCGGTCGAGAAGATAGGAGCTTTGACGCATGGTGTTCGATTTTCTGAAGCGCGCGCCGCAGGTGGTGGAAAAGAAGGCCTCGGCCACCGGGCGGGTGGTGGCTTGGGGCGGCTCGGGGCGGGTGGCGTGGAGCCCGCGTGACCTTGTGTCGCTGGCGAAAACCGGGTTTCAGGGCAATCCGATGGGGTTTCGCGCGGTCAAGCTTATCTCGGAAGCGGCTTCGGCGATGCCTTTGGTGTTGCAGGATGAGACGCGGCGCTATGACAGCCATCCGGTGCTGGATCTGATCCGCCGTCCGAATGGCGCGCAGGGGCGGGCCGAGTTTCTGGAGGCGGTGTACGGGCATCTGTTGCTGTCGGGCAACGCCTATATCGAGGCGGTGCCGGGGGCGGGTTCGGTGCCGGGCGAGCTGCATGTGCTGCGCTCGGATCGAATGTCTCTGGTGCCGGGCGCGGATGGCTGGCCGGTGGCTTATGATTATTCGGTCGGTGGGCGGACGCATCGCTTTGCGATGACACCAGAGGTGCAGCCAATCTGCCACATCAAGACGTTTCATCCCTCGGATGATCACTACGGTTTCAGCCCGTTGCAGGCGGCGGCGGTGGCGATTGATGTGCATACTTCGGCGAGTGCCTGGTCAAAGGCGTTGTTGGACAATGCGGCCAGACCCTCGGGGGCAATTGTTTACAAGGGCGCGGACGGGCAGGCGCAGCTTTCGACCGATCAGTATGATCGCTTGGTGAGCGAGATGGAGATGCACCATCAGGGCGCTCGCAATGCGGGGCGGCCGATGTTGTTGGAGGGCGGCTTGGATTGGAAGCCGATGGGGTTCTCGCCGTCGGATATGGAGTTCCAGCAAACGAAAGAGGCGGCGGGGCGCGAGATTGCTACGGCGTTTGGGGTGCCGCCGATGCTGATGGGGATACCGGGGGATGCGACCTATTCCAACTATCAGGAAGCCAACCGGGCGTTTTATCGGCTGACCGTGCTGCCGCTGGTGGCGCGGGTGACTGCCGGGATTTCGCATTGGCTGTCGACCTTTACCGGCGAATTGGTCGAATTGCGGCCCGATCTGGATCAGATTCCGGCGCTGGCGGTGGAGCGGGATCAGCTTTGGGCGCGGGTGGGGGCTGCGGCTTTCTTGACCGAAGTGGAAAAGCGCATCCTGCTGGGCCTGCCGCGCTTGCAGGAGGGCGAATGACGCCGCCTCGCAAACCGTCTGACGGCTCGCGTTATCTGTACGACAGCTTCGATGCCGCAGCCGCGCGGATTGAGGCGAATGAGCGTGTGGCCGAAGAGCGTTGGGCGGCGCTCGATTACCGTTTGGCCCAGATTGATGCGGTGCTGGAGCGGCTGGAGAAGCGGATTTGGGTGGGCGTCTACGGCGTCGCGGCGTTCCTTTTGGCCCAGATGGCCGAGGCCGTGATGCGGGCGGCGGGCAAGTAGGGCGGCGGGCAGATGAAAGGTTTCGCGATGAATTGGAAAATGCAGGGCGCGCCGGAGTGCAAGTTTCAGCAGCCCGAGGCGCGGCTGGTGGTGACGGATGGCACCCAGGTGGAAGGCTATGCCAGTCTGTTTGGCAAACGCGATCAGGGCGGCGATGTGGTGCAGAAGGGGGCTTATGCCGCCAGCCTGTCGCGGCTGATCACCCAAGGCCGCGCGGTGAAAATGCTGTGGCAGCACGATCCGACCCAGCCGATTGGGGTCTGGGACGAGGTGCGCGAGGATGCGGTAGGGTTGTGGGTCAAGGGCCGCATTCTGCCGGAAGTCGATAAGGGCCGCGAGGCGGTGGCCCTGCTGGCGGCGGGGGCGATTGACGGTTTGTCGATCGGTTACCGCACCGTCAGAGCGGAACGCGATGGCAAGGGGCAGCGCCTTTTGTCCGAGCTGGAGCTTTGGGAGGTGTCGCTGGTGACCTTTCCGATGCTTCCCGAGGCGCGGGTTTCGGCCAAGGGTGATACGCCCGAGGCCGATTTCTGGCGCAGCATGGCGCAGGTGTTTGACGACGCGCGCCAATCCCTGAGCGAACGCGCTTAGCAGCTTTTCACGACCAAACAACTTCCACGACCAAACGGGGAAATCAAGATGACCGAGACAAAGGCTCGGGCCGGTGAGGCTTTGCCTGCCGCCCAGAATATTGCCGCATATCCGAGCGCGGAAGTGAAATCCGCGATGGTAGGATTTATGAACGCCTTCAAAGGCTTTCAGGACGACGTGAAACAATCACTTCAACAACAGGACGAAAGATTGACCATGCTGGATCGCAAACAGATGACCTACGCCCGCCCCGCTTTGTCAGCCCATGCCGAGTTGGACGTGCCGCATAAGAAGGCGTTTGGCGCATATTTGCGCTCGGGCGATGATGACGGCTTGCGCGGCCTTGTACTGGAAGGCAAGGCGATGAGCACCGCCGTTGCTGCCGATGGTGGCTACCTGGTGGACCCGCAGACCGCGGACAGCATCCGCTCGATGCTGGTGGCGACGTCCAGCCTGCGGGCGATTGCCAATGTGGTGCAGATTGATGCGACCTCGTTTGATGTGCTGATTGACCGCTCGGAAGTGGGCTCGGGTTGGGCGACGGAAGCGGCGGCGACCACGGAAACCGCGACGCCGACGATTGAGCGGATTTCGATCAAGCTGCATGAGTTGTCTGCGATGCCGAAGGCCTCGCAGCGCTTGCTGGATGACAGCGCCTTTGACGTTGAGGGCTGGCTGGCTGGCAAGATCGCCACGCGGTTCATCCGTGCCGAGGCTTCGGCCTTTATTAACGGCACTGGGGTGGATCAGCCGAAGGGAATTTTGCTGCCGACCAAGGTGGCGAATGCGTCCTGGACCTGGGGCAATCTCGGCTACATTCCGACCGGGGCTGCGGCGGATTTTGCCACGACCAATGCGGTCGATTGCATCATCAGTCTGGTTTACGCCCTGGGGGCTGATTACCGCGCGAATGCGAGTTTCATCATGAACTCGAAAACCGCCGGAGCCGTGCGCAAGATGAAGGATGCCGATGGCCGCTTCATGTGGTCGGACGGGTTGGCGGCGGCGGAACCTGCCCGCCTGATGGGCTATCCGGTGCTGATCTGCGAGGATATGCCCGATATCGCTGCCAACGCTTATGCGATTGCATATGGCGATTTCAAAGCTGCCTACACGATTGCCGAACGCCCTGATCTGCGGATTTTGCGCGATCCGTTCTCGGCCAAGCCGAACGTGCTGTTCTATGCGTCCAAGCGCGTGGGCGGCGATGTCACCGACTTTGCGGCGATCAAACTGCTGAAAATCGCGGTTTCCTGATCCTGTAACGACTGCCCGGTTCTCTTGGGGGCCGGGCAATGGACGCGCGCCGGAGGGCCGCGCCGTCTGGCTGCTCCCCTCCGTTCGAGCGGTGCGAGGTGCGCGTCCATAGCCTTTTGCGGCGGGATTTGGGGCAAGGAAGGGATTTGGCGATGATGTTGACGGAAATCACCAGCGTGGCCGCAGGCAGTCTGCCGGTGCAAGCGCTGAAGGATCATCTGCGGTTGGGATCTGGGTTTGCCGATGACGGGATGCAGGATGGGCTGATCGAGGGCTATCTGCGCGCCGCGATGGCGGTGATCGAAGGGCGGATCGGCAAGGTCTTGTTGGCACGGCGGTTCAAGCTGGTGTTGGAGGATTGGCGCCAGCGCGGTGAGCAGGCGCTGCCCGTGGCTCCGGTGACGGCGCTGGTGTCGGTGATGCTGGTTGATGTGGATGCGGTCAGCACTGTGGTTGGGGCGGATCGCTACCGCTTGGTGCAGGACACCCATCGCCCGAAGCTGATTGCTGCAGGGGTGCTGTTGCCGAACGTGCCGACCGATGGGCGGTTCGAAGTGGTGTTTGACGCAGGCTTTGGCGCAGCCTGGGCGCAGGTTCCGGTCGATCTGGCGCAGGCGGTGTTGCTACTGGCGTCGGAGTTTTACGAGAACCGGCATGATCTGGGGCAGCGTGTGGCGGGGCTGCCGCTTGCGGTGCAGGCGCTGATTGAACGCTGGCGCACGGTGCGGGTGCTGGGCGGGGGTGCAGCATGAACCCGGTGCGGTTAACGCGCAAGCTGGTGCTGGAAGCACCGCAGAATATCGCTGATGGCGCGGGCGGGTTTGCGCAGGCTTGGGCGGTGTTAGGCACGATCTGGGGTGAGGTTTCGCCCGGACCGGGGCGCGAGATGGCGGGGGTCGAGGTGGTTTTGGCGCAGGTGCCCTACAAGATTACGGTGCGGGGGGCTCCGGTTGGCAATCTGCGCCGACCAAAGCCGGAGCAGCGGCTGCGCGATGGTACGCGCGTGTTCACCATTCTGGCCGTCGCCGAGCATGATCAGGACGCGCAATATCTGACCTGCTTTGCCCGCGAGGAGGTGCCGACATGAGCTATCAGGCAGCGGCGGCGTTGCAGTCGGCAATCTATGCACGACTATCGGGGTTTGCGGGGATGAGTGGGGTAAGCATCGTCGATGCAATGCCGCCGGGGACGGCCCCGGGGACATTTGTGCTGATCGGGCCCGAGCAGGTCGTTGATCAATCCGACAAATCTGGTGGCGGGGCGGAGCATCGTTTTGAGATTGCGGTGATCAGCGACGCGAGCGGGTTTTTGATCGCAAAGCAGGTGGCGGGGCGGGTGTCAGAGGCGTTGGTGGGGGGCGCGCTGACGCTTACCACGGGGCGGTTAGTGTCGATCCAGTTTCTGCGGGCGACGGCGCGGCGGTTGGAGGCTGGTGATACGCGCCGGATTGATATGACGTTCCGGGCGCGGATCGAGCTTTGACATATTGGCCCCTCGGGGCAGAAACGGGAGATGGTTATGGCAGTGCAGAATGGCAAAGACCTGCTTATCAAGGTTGATATGGTGGGCGACGGCACCTTTGTGACGGTGGCGGGTTTGCGGGCAACGCGGATCAGTTTCAACGCGGAAACCGTCGATGTGACCTCGTTGGAAAGTGCCGGTGGCTGGCGGGAATTGCTGGCGGGGGCGGGGGTGAAGACCGCCTCGATTTCGGGATCCGGCGTGTTCCGCGATGCCACCACCGATGCCCGCGCGCGGCAGATTTTCTTTGATGCCGAGATGCCACTGTTTCAGGTGGTGATCCCCAGCTTTGGCGTGGTTGAAGGCGCGTTCCAGATCACCGCAATTGAATATGCGGGCAGCCATAATGGCGAGGCGACCTATGAGATGACCCTCGCCTCTGCCGGGGCTTTGGCCTTCACGGCGCTTTGATGGCGAACGCTTTTGCAGGCGAAGTGGCGATTGTGCTCGATGGCGTGGCGCATGTCGCCAAGCTGACTCTGGGGGCTTTGGCCGAGTTGGAAGGCGCATTGCAGGCCGGATCGCTGGTCGAGATGGTCGAGCGGTTTGAGTCTGGCAAAGTCTCCACCCGCGATGTGCTGGCGCTGATTGTGGCGGGGCTGCGGGGCGGCGGTTGGCAGGGCACGGCGGAGCATCTGCGCACGGTCGAGATCGGCGGTGGGCCAGTTGAGGCGGCGAGGGCGGCGGCGGAATTGCTGGCGCGGGCGTTTGCTTTGCCGGGCGAAGGATGAAGATCGACTGGCCGGGGCTGATGCGGGCCGGGATGGGCGAGTTGCGGCTGACTCCGGCCCAGTTCTGGGCGCTGTCGCCGATTGAGCTAAGGATCATGCTGGGGGCGGAGGCTGCATTGCCGCCCCTGACGCGGGCGCGGCTGGAAGAAATGGCCGCCGCTTATCCAGATTTCACAAAGGGGGCGGGTGATGGCGACGGTAGACGAGTTGCAGGACCAGATAGCGGCGCTTGAAGCCACGCTATCGGGCACCACGGGGATGGTCGGCGCGTTTGAGGGCGAACTTTCGCGGATGCGGGAAACCATGGTGTTCACCGGGCGCGAGGTGAACGCGCTGTCCAGTGGCATCGGCGGCGGATTGCGCCGGGCGTTTGATGGGCTGGTGTTTGACGGGGCCAAATTGTCGGACGCTTTGAAGTCGGTGGCGAAATCCTTGGCCGATACGGTCTACGGAATTGCGATGAAGCCGGTACAGAACGCTTTGGGTGGGGCGATTGCTTCGGGGTTAAGCGGTTTACTAGGTGGGATCATGCCATTTGAAAAGGGTGGCAGTTTCGCCCAAGGCCGCGTGATGCCGTTCGCCAAGGGTGGGGTGGTGTCGCAGGCAACGCCTTTTGCAATGCGCGGCGGGCAGGGCTTGATGGGCGAGGCGGGGCCAGAGGCGATCATGCCGCTGGCGCGTGGGGCGGATGGCCGATTGGGCGTGCAGACTTCAGGTGGGCGGGCGGTGACGGTGGTGATGAACATCACGACGCCGGATGTGCAGGGCTTTCAGCGCAGCCAAAGCCAAATCGCAGCGCAGGCGCAGCGGATGCTGTCGCGCGGCCAACGCAATCGGTGAGGGAAGACATGGCTTTTCACGACATCAGATTTCCGGCGAGCGTCAGCTTTGGCTCGCAAGGAGGGCCAGAGCGGCTGACCGAGATTGTCACGCTGGCGAATGGCTTTGAGGAGCGCAACACGCCGTGGGAGCATTCTCGGCGGCGTTATGACGCGGGGTTTGGTTTGCGCAGTCTGGAGGATGTGGACGCACTTTTGGCGTTCTTTGAGGCGCGTCGGGCGCGGCTGCATGCGTTTCGCTGGAAGGATTGGTCGGATTATAAATCCTGTGGGTCCAATTTGGTGATTGCTGAAACCGATCAGCTGATTGGGGTCGGCGATGGAATGACGCTGACGTTTGCGCTGAAAAAGACCTACCTTTCGGGGACGGCCAGCTATATCCGGCCTATCGCTAAACCCGTGGCGGGCACGGTGATTGTGGCGATTGCCAATGATCCGAAAGTGGAGGGGCTGGAGTTTAGCGTCGATACGGCGACCGGGATCGTCAGCTTTACCACCCCGCCCGACATCGGCGCGCTGATCACGGCGGGCTATGAGTTCGACGTGCCGGTGCGATTTGATGCCGATGTGATCAAGACCTCGGTGGCCTCGTTCCGCGCCGGTGATGTGCCGAACGTGCCGATTGTCGAGGTGCGGGTATGACCGCGCGGCAAGAGTTGCTGGATCATCTGGGGCAGGGTGTGACGACGGTGTGTCGGGCTTGGCTGGTGACGCGGCGCGACAGTGTGCAGTTTGGTTTCACCGATCATGACCTTAATTTGGGCTTTGAGGGGCATGTGTTCAAAGCCAGTTCGGGGATGACCGCGCGCACATTGCAGCAGACCACGGGTTTGGCGGTCGATAACTCGGAAACGATCGGCGCGCTGTCGGATGCGGCAGTTGAGGAGGTCGATCTGATCGCGGGTCGTTTTGATGGGGCAGAGGTGCGGGCATGGCTGGTGAATTGGGCTGATGCAGCCCAGCGCATCGAGCAGTTTCGCGGCAATCTGGGCGAGATTTCTCGCACAGGCGGGGCGTTCAAGGCCGAATTGCGCGGGTTGACGGATCGTTTGAATCAACCGCAGGGCCGGATTTTTCAACGCAGCTGCTCGGCTGTGTTGGGAGACGCGCGCTGTAAGGTTGATCTGTCCGCACCGGGGAGTTTTGTCGAGACGAGCGTGGCGGGCTTTGATGCGTTAAATCGTTGCCTGTTTGACGGACTCTCTACCTTTGCAGACCGCTGGTTTGAGCGTGGGCGTTTTGTCGTCACTTCGGGGGCTGCTGCCGGATTGATCGGGGTGATCAAATTTGATCGCCTGTCCTCCGGCCAGCGCATCGTCGATCTGTGGCACGATCTGGGTGCGCAGATCGCGATTGGCGATCAGGTGCGGCTTGAGGTGGGCTGTGATCGCATGTCCACCACCTGCCGTACGAAATTCGCCAATTTCGCCAATTTTCGCGGCTTTCCGCATATTCCGGGTGAGGATTGGCTGGCGTCTTATCCGGTCAGCAGTCGCGCCAATGACGGCGGGAGCCTTGGGCGATGACGCCTAAGCTGATTGTGGCTACCGCGCGGGGGTGGATTGGCACGCCCTATCTGCATCAGGCCAGCGTCAAGGCGGCGGGCGCTGATTGTCTGGGTTTGATCCGGGGGGTGTGGCGCGAGGTGATCCGCGCCGAGCCTGAAAGCATCCCCGCCTATTCGCAAGACTGGTCAGAACCATCGGGCCGCGAAGATCTGCTGGCTGCGGCCCAGCGCTGGTTGATCCAGAAATCTTGCGCAGATGAAGCGCCGGGGGATGTGTTGTTGTTTCGGATGCGCACGGGGGCGGTCGCCAAGCATCTTGGTATCGCGGCGCATATGGGCCCAACCGCCAGCTTCATCCATGCCTACACTGGCCATGGCGTTGTCGAAACGCCCTTAAGCGATCCGTGGCGACGCAAGATCGCCGCACGATTTGAATTTCCTTTAGGAGCCTGA